TGGCCTGTGCCATTTGCAACACGGTTTGGTACTGGACCACTCGTTGGGCCATCGTGCTGCTATTGGGATCACTGACAGGGATCACTTCCACCATAGCGTAGTCGGCTTGTCTAGCACGAGGCTCGCCACGGTCAGGCACATACATATACTCTTCTGGCGCATACTCAGCGATGATCTTTCTCAGGAGTTTAAATTCCTGCTTCATCGAAAAATGGACACGGGATTGCACCGCAGCCATTGGCTTTAGAGTACGCTCTAGTAGAGCGAGGGTAGTTCCAACAGGAGCATTAGCACTCATGTCGGATATGTTCATGTCAGAGATCGCCCCCAAACGTCGGCCTTCTTCTGTGATCTGCTGCAATAACGCAAGAAGGGTTTGGCTGGGTTCTTTATAAGGCAGCGGCATAATGTTGTCGCGGATGCTGCCAGAGGGTACGTCTACATCACGGAACTCGCCGGGACCAATTGGTGTGTCGTCGCCCTTAACTCGTAGTCCGCGAGACTTGAGACCACCGGGGAGATTGGATAGGGTTCCAGCGTCCACGAGCTGACGGATAATGCTAGTGCCAGCGCGAGCGTAGCCACCGATGATGTGAATAAGTCCAAGTCCATAAAATCCAAATCCGGGTACATAAGCATAATGTACGAAATGTTGACGTTTTAGTGTCAAAGGGTCGTCAGGGTTCCAGTTACGGCGTATCGACAACACCTCGCTTGTACCCTTCTCAAACGTTACTACATAAGGCTTTGCGATTTGGAGGTCGTCGTCTTCACCGTCACCATCTACACCGTCAATAATCAGGTCAGCGTGCACTTCAAATATGGTATAGCGGTCGTCAGAGGTTAAAGAAACCCCAGATTGTTCGGCCTTCGCTTCCTCAATGTCCGTAAAGAAGGACACTGGCTCACCTAACTCCACTTCTCGATAGAACCCAGCGGCCTGAAGCTTTATAACTTCGTTCTTAGTCTTGCGCATGACGTGCGTAACACGCTCTGCGGACTCAATATTAGAGGCACCGTAGGGTACAATTACGTCTTCAGCAGGGATATATAGGGCCGTCTGACGCCCCATATTGGGGTCAAAATAGATCTTTTTGAAGGCAGAACCAGCCAAACCAAGGCTATATAGTAGCCGCTCATGTTCGGGGCGGTATTCTACCATAACTTCGGTCAATTCATAGTTCATGTCAGTCTTAACACGAAGGGCTGCGTCTTCTTTGTCTTGGGTAACTTCACCAAGAATCTTGGTCTTAACAGGGCCAGCAGCAGGGAACGTCTCACTCATAGCCTCGGCTTGGAACCGAATAGCGGCTTCTGCCAAAATGTTACTGTATACGCCACAGGCGTTTTCCCAAGGCTCGGTACGTTCTTCGTACTTCATCCCGAGGACATCAAGACCTGCAACATAGCTGTCTGCCCAATCACGTCGAGCTGAAGTATCCCCGTCAATGGCGTCTATTAAATCTCCAGTTATCTCGGTTAACTGCCCGTCGTCTAAGTACTTGGCGAGGTTAGCGTCGAAAGGAGCCGAGTCTATGTCGTCGTTTTCTTCCCCAAAGCTAATCTCAATGCTGCCATCCTCAAGCTCTACCATGACAGGCAGCTCTTCAGATGTGACTATATCCATTTCGATCACGGCGTCAGGTTCACCCATTGCACCCATCCCTAACTCTTGGTCAATGCCTTCGGGCATCCCGTATAAACCTTTCTCAATAGCCATCGTCTTATCCTTTAGTAGTATCCGCCGCGATGCCTGTACATAGGATCGCTATCTATTTCGTCAGTTGGTAGGGATATAAACCCGCCTTGCCTAAAACGCATAAGTGCCATAACCGTCGCATCAACCAAGTCATCGTTAGACATGAACGGGAATCCCGCTACTTCTTCCACGACCTCTTCAGCCCAACGTGTTTCTGGAACCCACACTAACCCGGACATTACTATATCAGCTACAGAATTAAGTCTAGCGGTCTTATCGCCCGAGCCTCGGTGTGGGGTATATTCTTGCACAATTAGCCCCATCCTGCGAAGTTCTTGGTATAACGCCGCGCCGTTACTCTTTTTCTCTACAATAAACGAATCTGGCTCCCATTCTTCGTACAGTTCTAGCGATAACTTTTTAAGTTCTGGAAATTCTACACGTTTCTTCACAGAATTCAGCAATATGATATTGTACGCCCCACCGTTTCCCGCTTCTTCGTTAAAAAACACCCCCCATATAGTGATAGCGGTAAAGTCAGCCCTGTTATGCTTCTCGGCTGCGGCGTCTAGGGACATAATGACGTACTCACATGCAGGAGGGCTTTCTTTCTCCCACGTTTTCCACCACTCGCGCTTAACTATAGCGGCTTCTTCCGCAGTTGGCTGTTGTTGGTACTGTGAATTCCATTGAAATAGAGGCATCGACGCTTTTGTGCGGTGTAATGCTTTTAAATCAAAGAACTCAGGCCATAGCGGCTTCTCTTTAATGATCGTGGTCTGGTTCTTGCCCTTACCAACCTTGCTTTCAAACTCCAGTATCGCCGGAAACTCTACTACTTCGTATTTATCGGCCAGTTCATTCATGGTCATGTCGCGTATTACTCGTCCAGTCAGGTCGTCTAAGTGCCATCTTGTCTGAATAATAGCGACCCGCCCACCGGGCATAAGACGCGTTCGTGCTCCGTAGGTGAACCATTCGTACGCTTTATCAAAAACTTCAAAGTTTCCGTTAATTACGTCTTGCTCGGAGTGTGGATCGTCAATTAACAGCAAATGGGCACCACGTCCCGCAATCGACGAGCCAATACCGCAGGCATAATACTCGCCCCCCATGTTCGTATTCCAACGTCCGGCTGACTTACTGTCCGATGCAAGCTTCACGTCTGGGAATATAGCTTGGTACTGAGGCGTAGATATAAGGTTACGTACCTTTCGCCCGAAATCCACCGCTAGGTCTGTGGTATGCGACACCATCATTACCTTCATGGTCGGGTTACGCCCTAAGAACCAAGCGGGAAAGTAAATAGAAACAAGTTGAGACTTACCGTGGCGTGGGGGGATGTTTACGCAAATACGATCTTTGCCTTCTTTTTTCGCCTCCACATCTTCGCTTTTAGCTTTGTCGTCCGTTAATACGCCCTGCTCGATCTCCATAAGCAAGTTAGCCAGTATCCTGTGGTGTTTACCGACTAGGTAGTCCGGCTGCATGTAACAACAAAAATCAATAAGGTCTAAACGAGAAGCCTCGACTTGGGCGTTTTCTTCTAAGCCATCAAGGAGCTTGTGTATCTCTGCCTGTTCTTCAACGCTGTACGTATCTAGGTTGTCCAGCATTAACTGAAGGTCTTCTGGAGAAAACAAAGGCGCTGCGCTCACTCTGCCCCCTCCCCCACTTCTTCGTAGCTACCGTCAGGGTTCTGCTTTAGTGTTTTGAGCTTTTCTAGTTTTTCGCGCAACTTGTCTTTTATGTCAGTCGAGTTGTTGTGGGTTACGGTAACTTCTTTACGTTCGGCAAACAGCCCTACGTCTGAAATCTTACCGAGCAGTTCTAATGCTTTTAGCCGAACGCGGGGGTCAGCGTTCTCAGTCTCTAGTACGAGCTTGTTTGTTACTAGGTGGCGTATCTCCGCAGCATGTGTCGCTACGATTTGCCCGAACTCTTTTAGGATGTCATTAGTCTGTATAAGTACAGCAGGGGTTAGCGTAGCGGTACGGGAGTGGGTTACGGCAGTTGACGCTTTTTCTTCATTGTCTGCGTACGCCTTAACTAACTTAGTAACCGCAGTTTTCTCTACGTCGTCTGGGTCGTTAACTTCTAGGCCGTGCTCTTGCAGGACAGCAATGGTCTTACATGCCGCTTCGGCGCGCATACGCAAATCTATATACCGAATGTCAGGTGGGATATCCACACCGAGTTCTGGGGTGACAACTAACGTCATCTATGTACACCTTACGCAAGCTTAGTAGCTGTTGCGCGCAGTATAGGATACAAAAAATTATTTTACAACAGGGGCTTGGGACTCCTGTGGGGGG